GGCGCGTCCATCGTGACGACCGTCGCTTGCGGGGTCCCCGGCGGCGCGGACCAGGCGCCCCACGCGTACCCAACAAGAAACCGTTGCGCCCCAATGCGGACCTCGTAGCCGTTCGCCGGGTCAAGCGGGAACACGATGCTCGCGTCGAGGACCGGCACACTCGTCAGGTTCGGCGACCCGGTCGCCGGCGTGCCGATCGGCGCCGTCGTGCGGAGCCCCTCGACGATCGCCGCGTCCCGTTGCTGACTGTTGTCCCACGTTTCCGCAAACGCCTTGAAGGTCGGGTTCGCGAGGGTGAGCGGTTGCGGGTTCGTCATCCCGGGTTCGCTCGCGCCCGCCCACACATGCAAGCCCCTCAACGGGTCGACGTAGAACCCGCCGCCGCCCGGGAAACTCGTCGTCAGGCGCCGGAGGACCGTCGAGAACCGCTCAGAAATCACACTGACTTTTTGATGATTCGGGAGGTTCGCGGCGACCGCCGTCGTCGTCAGTTGGAGCCCGCCGGGCGTGTTCACGAACCGCGCGACCAGGTCGAGGATCGTCGTCGTCGCCGACTGCGCCGGCCACTCGTAGGTGATGAGGTACTGCGAGTCGACGACCTGCAGATAGTCGGCGACCATCACCGAGCGCAACGAGGGGACCGCGCCATGGCGTTTGGTCGTCTGGGTCGTCAGAATCCGCCCGCCGAAGATCGGGTTCGCGGTCGCGCCGCCGAGCGCGATGACGACATCAGCGGTCGGTACGGTCAGGGCTTGCACGCCGGGATCGGTGAGGTGCAAGTCAAAGGAGGCGGTATCGGGTTGCTCGTTGAGCGCGAGGGTGACTCTCAGCGACCCGGCCGCAATCGCCGAGGTCAGGTCGACGCCGTCGACCGTGACGACCCCGTAGAGCGGCCAAATCGCGTTGGACCGCGAGGCGCCTGATCGCGCGATCCCCGATCGCGCCTGGCGATACGCCTGGTCGGCGCCGGCGAGCGCCATGCTAGACCGCCGCTCGGAGCTTGCCCATCACGCTGTATTTTGCGGTGAGCGCGTCAGAGACTTTCGTGGCCAGGCGTTGCAGACTCTCAGGCGTATCGAAGAACGCCCCTTGCGCGTTGATGACGATCGCCGGCATCGCGCCGCCCGAGGACCCGCCGCCAAACGACCCGCCCGGGACCACGGCGCTCGAGGCCTGGTCGCGCGGTACGACGGCCTCGATGCCGTGCAGCATGACCGGGGTCCCCGTGCCGAAATCGCGGAACCCGCCCGAGCCCTTGGCGTAGCCCTCGAGGCCGGCGCCTTGTTGCGATTTGCTCGGGTCGCCGACATCCCACTCGACCGAGCCTTTGACCTTCACGTCGGGGACGTTCTTGATCGCGATCCCGAGCGAGCGGCTAATCGAGTCGGTGAGCTCCTTCACCACGTCGATCAAGCGTTTGAACCCGTCGCTCATCGTCATCGCGAACGAGACGCCAGACCCCTCGAGGTCTTCGATCGCTTTGCCGTTCGCGTCGGTGAGCTCGCCGGCCTCGACCATGGCCTCGAGCATCGGTTTCATGGCGGCGGGGACCTCGAACCCCATCGCGAGCGCCTGGTTGACGTAGTCGGACACCGAATCGCCCATGCGTTTCGTGATGTCGACCGTTTCGATCCCGGCCGCGTTGAGGACCTGCCAATCTTTAAAGAGCCCTTGTGCCTGCTTGTCGAGCTCTTGCGCTTGCATCGCCGGCCCGAGCTCGGCGAGCGTGAACCCGTACCGCTCAGCGGTCTCGATCAGGGTCGCCATGGACTCGTCTTGAAACTTGAACGCCTCAGTCAGCGTGTCAATTTCGGTTTGGAGCGCCTTGCCAGCGGTCGACTTGTCGAGCAGCTTGTCGATGTCGACGCCGGCGAGCTCGGCGGCGCGGCGGAGCTCCTCGACCCCGCCGGCCGTCTCGATAAACGCCTCGCGAATTTCGTTCGCATTGACCGCGTCGACGAGCTCTTGCCAGCGAAACTTGACCTGCTCGATCGAGTCGGCGCCTTCAAAGGACGCGAGGTCATAGCCGGCGGCGGCGACCTGGTCGCGAAATTCGCTGACGTTCGGGATCGACTGCAGGATGAGTTGGCGAAAGTCGTCGACCTTGGCGGCGGCGGCCTGCGAATTCATAAACCCGCGCAGGGCGCCGACCGCCATCCCGGCGGCGGCGGCATAGGCCATATACGGCCCGGGCGCGAGCGCGGCGCCCATCGCGCCGCCGGTGAGGATCGACTGCGCCATCGAGGCGCCCTCGGTCGCCGCCATGAAGGCGCCCGCCGCCTGCAAGGCCGAGCTCGCGACCGTCGTCATCCCCTCGGCCGTCTTGCCGGCCTTGATCGAATCAAAGCCCTTCTGCATATTGCCGGCGGCGACCGTCGCTTGTTCAAACGCCCAGCCGACATCAGCGGCGCCGAGCGCGACCTCGCCAAACGCCCCGCCGGCGATCGTGCCGAGCTTGCCGAGCTCTTGCGAGAGCGTCATCACGTTTTTGATGATGTAGGGCGTCCGATCCTCGTCGGGGGCATCGGGCAACGGGACCGGCGTCCCAAGGGAGAGCGGGTCAAACTTCGGCAACGCCAGGATCGCCGCCCATTGCCGTTCGTAGAGTTTTGTTGCGTCCGCGAGCGCGATCGTGCCCGTCAACAGCCGTTGCGTTTCCGTCCAAATCCCCAAGAGCGCCGGCGGAACCTCTTCGCCGGCGGCGGTGTAGACCCCGATCGCGTCCAACATGACTTTATTGATTTCGGCTTGCTTACTCCGCGTCATGTTCTGGATCGGGATGCTCGTCTCGAGCGCCGAGAGGTACTTGATCGCCTGCTCGATCAACCCGTTCCCGCTGAGCGATTTCGACAGGTCGGCGACCGCCTTTTGTTGGGCCTCGACCTCTTTGCGGAAGGCCTCTTGCTTCGCCTTGGCCTCGGCGAGCGCTTTCGTGCGCGCCTCTTCGGCCGCCTTGAGCGCCTTGGTCTTACGCTCGAGGTCGGCCTCGACGAGCGCGAGCGAGAGCATGTCGCCGCCGAGCTTGCCGGTCGCCTTGCCCGTCGCGCCGATTGTCGTCGTCGTCGTCTTGAGTTGCGCCTCGAGCTTCGCCGCCGCGCGTTGTTGCTCGAGGAACATCCCGCCGCCGGCGCCGGGCTTTTTGATTTCGGCGGCGAGGAACCCGAAAAAGTTCTCCCACGAGCTTGTGAGGCTTTCGGTGTTGGCCATCGCGGTCGCCATGGCCTCGCCGCTGTAAATCACGATGTTTTTGTAGAGCTTTTTCCAGGCGGCCTCGGCGTCGGCGAGGCGCTTGACCGTATCGTCGCCAAACGCTTTCTGATGCCGCGAGGCCTCGACGAACCCATCAGCGGCGGCGCCGCCCATCTCGCGCCAGGCCGGGCCGAGCAGTTTGATGCCGTAGGCGAGGCGCTCATTCTCGTCGGTGATCGTCATCAGGCCATCGACGATCGCGCGGAAGGCCTCGCCGCGCCCCATCGCGGCGAGCTCGGTTTGCGAGAGTTTCAGATTCGCGAGCAAGGCCTTATACAACGGGTCGGTGCCGGCGAGCTCGGTCCCGAGGTGTTGGAGCGCCTTGCCGACCGTCGACGCCGCGACCCCACTGGCGGCGGCGGCGCCGGTGAACTGTTGCACGTCTTGAATCGAAACCCCCCATTGTTGCGAGAGGTCTTTAATTTCGCTCGCGAGACTGACGATGCTTTTCGCGAACCCGACGACCGCGTCGACCGAGAACGCGATCCCCATCGCGCCGGCGAGACTGACGAGCGAGCCTTTCCAATCGACCGTGCGATCGTTCGCGTGTTTCGTCTGGTCGGCGATCGCTTGCAGGTTCTTGGGGACATCCATCCCCAGGAGCTTCATTTTCTCGACCGCCTCGTTGGTCGTCGCGCCGAGGCGCTTGAGCTCCTTCTCGGTGAGGACCGAGACGCCGCCGATCTCCTCGACGGCCTTGGCCATCATGGTCGCTTCTTGCACGATGCGCTTACCCGAGAACTGCTCGGCGAGCACATTGAGGCGCGCGCCGGCCTTGTCGGCGCCCATGCCGAAATCCTTGAGCTTGACCTCGGCCTTATCGACCGCGTCGTAGAAGCTCGCGAAATTGGCCGTAAACGTGGCGACCGGCATGGCCTACTTTTTCGCCGCCTCTTTCGAGAGCTCCTCGACGAGCACGGTATAGACCTCGACCGGCAAGTCGAGGACCTCGTCGTACGACCATCCCATCGTGCGGCAAATGTAGAGGTCGCTCACGGTACGAGCTCGCCAGTCAGGATTTTTTTTTGGGCCTCGCGCTCGGCTTTCATCGCTTTGTCATGCGCGCCGACGGCGGTGACAATCTCGAGCATGGACTCGGGGTCCATGTTGGAGAGCGCCGCAAAGATAAAGGCGTACGAGGCGTCACGGATTTTGATCGGTTGGTCGTCGGCGTCGGTGATGTTCCAATCGAGCAGGTACGCCGCGACCTCGGCGATCCCCATATGCCGGATGTCAATCTCGCCGGGCTTGCCGCCGTCTTTGATGAGGTGCACGTAGGCCTCGCGCTCCTCGCCGGCGGTGAGGTGCCGGCGCACGAGCAGCCAGTCGCCGCCCTCGAGGTCGATCCGGGTTTCTTGCGGCTTACGGTAGCGCGATCCCATTAGGGCTCCGATCGTTTGAGCAGGCGCGCGGAAAGCACGCCGGCGGCGACGACGGCGCCGGCCAGGGCCCGCCTGGTCGGAATGCCGTCGCGATTGGGAATCTCGAGCACGAGGCCCGATTGCGTGATGCGGAACCCGTCGACGGTGACGACCTCGGCCGAGAACACGTCGCCCTCGACGCGCCAGGCGCCGAGGGTCGCGACCGTGTTGTAGCCGAGGCGCACCGAGGCCGAGGCGCCCTCAATGACGACGCGATGCTCGAGCGCCACGGGGTCAGGCGACCCCGGCGACCCAGGCCGTCCCGTTCCAATGCGCCGTCGACCCGTCGCCGAGCTTCACGTACGTGCCGACCGGCCAGGCGGTGACGGGGTTCGCGACGACCGCCGCCATGCCGGCGAGGTTCGCGGGCGCCATCGCGCCGGCCGGGGTGAAGGAGCCCGGCGAGCTCACGCCGTTCGCGCCCGTCGCGGCGACCATGCTCGTACGCGTCCAGGCGCCATTGGCGACGAACGTCGCGTCTATCGTCACCGCCGACGTGATGCCGCCTTTGATGCTCGCGTCGAGGTGCGCCGGCCCTTCCCAGCCTTGCGCCGAGAGCACGCCATACGGCCAAATGCCGAGGTAGCAGCCGAGGTCGGTATCGCTCGCGTCAAAGAGGACATCCGACAGGCGATCGGCAAACGCCGTGATGGAGCCCGACAGGTCTTTCAGGCCGAGGACGTAGGTCTTGTTGGGCGAGCCGAGCGCCGAGGTCTCGACCTTGTCTTTCGCCATGTTGAGCGCGTAGTCGCTGATGTTGCCGAGCGCGGTCCAGGGGTCGCCCGAATTCATCTTGATCGCGAGAATCCCCTCTTTGCCGTGGGTACCGGGGTTGTTGACGGGGGCGGCGGGTGCGGGCATTGGGTGTGTCTCCTACGGTGTGAAAGAGGGTTAGTACGCCGAGCCGGTGATGTCGAGGCCGGCCCGTTCGACGACTTCGATCAAGGCGCGGACCATGATTTGTCGTCGAGCGATCGCAAGCGGAATGAAGAGGTCGCGCGCCGGCATCGTGCCGGTACTGGCGCCGTTCGCCTTGTGCCGGACGCCGGTGCCGCGCTCGTAGAGGTACGCGTGCGCCGCCGTCGAGAGCGAGCGCGAGGTCGTCGACACGCCGTCGCCGGTGTGCTCGACGCGGACATGCTCGACCAGGTTCCCCGAGCGGCGCACGGCGCCATAGGCGGCGGTGATTTGGCGCGCGTGATCCTCGGCGGCATCGCGCACGATCGGCCCGGCCTCGGCCAGGAGCTCGCGCGGCAAGCGTTTGAGCGCGTTGGTCAATTCGACCAGGCCGGTGATTTCGATCTGATTCCTAGCCACGCGCGACGACCTCGACGGCGAAGCAGACGAGCTCGCGGTGTCGTTCGCCGACATCGGCGACTGATTGAAGTTGGAACGTGCGCCCTTCAAACATCAGGCGCGTCTCTTGGGTGATGCCCGGGTGATAGCGCCCCTTGACGACAAACGCCGCTTGCCCCTCGACAAATTGCGCGGCGGCGGGCTCGAGCGCGGCATACCAGGTCGGCGGGTCGAGCGGCCCGGCCGGCGCGTCGAGCGTCACGAGGTGCCGATAGGCGCTGAACC